CCTAAGGTTGTTGCTGAGGTAGTCCAGAAGTACTTCCCTGATTTCCGTCGCACTCTTAATGAGTTGCAGCGATATGCATCTACAGGTAAGATTGATGCTGGTATCCTTGGTATCTCTAACGATATCAACATTGCCAACTTGATTGGGTATCTCCGTAAGAAAGAGTTTACTGCTATGAAGAAGTGGGTGGTGCAGAATATGGATAACGATCCTCAGGACATCATGAGGAAGGTATTCGATAGTCTGTATACTTACTTTGCTGCTGCTAGTATCCCTGAAGCGGTCCTAGTGATCTCTGAGTATCAATACAAGGCAAGGTTTGTTGTTGACCAGGAGATCAACCTGGTGGCATTCATGACTGAGTTAATGATGAGGTGTGAGTTTAAGTAATGCCAAGTGAATTCGATTACGTCGAAGCACCTACTGAAGGTGAAGTAGACAAGTGGGGGTTTACTATCAAACCCAAAATCTCGGACACTGCTGCCACCCTTATGTGCCTAAGGAATGCTCCTTGTGGAGCAGACAAGAAACAAATTGAAAGATTAATCAAACAGTATGAGGAATTAACATGAAAGTGACACTTATTCGTATGTGGTCAGGTGAAGATGTTGTTGCAGATCTTCTAGAAGACAACGAAGATAACATTGTTATCTGCAATGGCATTGTTGCAGTCCCTACATCACCAGGGCAAATTGGATTCTCTCCATGGTCACCACTTCTAAAAGGTAAAGGTAAGGAATTGACTGTGCCTAAGTCTTATGTTGTGTATATGACTGAAGATCTTCAAGACGGTGTGGTAGAGCAGTACAACAACATGTATTCTGACATCATCAAACCCAGTAGTAAGTTGGTCTTATGATGAAGAAAACTAAGAAGCATCAAGTAAAGTCAAGGTTTTACTATCTGTTTTGGGGCACTGCCACAGTGTCTGTATTGCTTGGTCAATTGTATGTGGGCACTGGATACAGAATCATGGCCGATTCATTCTTGAGACTGCTAGATAGTGTATCAGTTGTATCGGGTGAAGACGGAAAGTATCTATGAGACAGGATTACCAACGATTAAATTTCTTTCCCATTCAGTGTTATGAGTTTCGTTGTGATGATGACTTGCTAAATGACACTCTGGGTCTTGTCAAAGATTTGGAGTATCGTTCGTATAACGAACCTACAGGAGTCATGACAACGGATGACATACAAAGGAGAGAAGAGTTTTCACCTTTGATGACATGGGCACAGGAGTGTGTGGATACCATCCATTTTGATCAAGGTCTTAACTGTGATCGTCTGGTAATCAACAAGGCATGGTCAAACCGCTCTAAGGGGTCCTCAGGGCAGCACCATGACGCTCATAGACACCCCATGTCATTCTATAGTGCCATCCTATACCTCACCACAGGTGCTCCTACGGTCTTTATAGACCCTCTATTCCAACGTGAATGGGGATCCTTCTACATTGACGGCACTGTGAAGAGGGACATCTATTATCATGGTGGAGCAGGTGGTATGATTGTCTTCCCTAGTTACATGATCCATGCTAGTTGTGGACAAGGTGATGAGGGTGACCGATACAGTATTGCAATGAATACGTTTCCCTCTGGAGATGTAAACTCAGGTGGGTGGAAAAGACCCATGGCAAGAGTTGACGTTGAAGGATGGAAAGATGACCTAGGACCACTAAATCTTGATGACTATACGCCCGAGGATTATGAGAGGAACTGAGTTAGATCTATTCCCTATTAAGTGTAGGGTATATGAAAATCCTCAACTCAAAATAGATCCTGATTTCCATATCAAACTGATTGAGGCATTTAAAGATGTGCCTACTCAGATGTCTAATTTCCCTGAGGGTGTGTATACTTCTATATCCAACCTACACAAATCAGAAAACCCTGATATAATGGAGTTAAGGCAGTTTTTCTGGGACTGCCTTGCTGAGTATCGCGCTAGTCAGAAACTTTATTGCGACAGACTAGAGATCTCTAGCATGTGGTTTAACCACGCCCCTGCATCGAGTGGAGTTGGACACCCTTTACATAGACATCCAATGTCTTACCTAAGTGCTGTCTATTATGTTACTCCTGGTGCCCCTACTTACTTTGATGATCCTGTAACACCTAGGACATATGATACCCTAGATGTATTCAATCATGATCAAATGCAATCTGACTGGGGTATCAATGAAAAGGTTGAAGCAGAAGAGGGTAAACTTATCCTCTTTCCATCTTGGTTGAGGCATTACTCAGGCCGACAACTAGAAAACTTTGACCGATACACAGTGTCCTTTAATGTCTTACCCTGTGGTAAGATTAACGTTGGACCTTTTGACCTTCCACAAGCAACCATCGACATAGTATGAAGTATTTGAAGACTCCACTCCGTTACCCTGGTGGTAAATCTAGAGTGGCAAAGATGTTGATTGAGAAATTCCCATCAGACATCAAAGAGTTTCGTGAGCCATTCATTGGGGGAGCATCTGTTGCTCTTCTATTCTCCCAAAAGTATCCTGAGATCCCTGTGTGGGTAAATGATAAGTATGAATACCTCTATCAATTCTGGGTCGCCCTACAAAAGCATGGCGATGCTCTGTCTGAAACCTTGGTTGCAATCAAGGAAGACAATAGTGACGAAGACAAGGCTAGAGAGTTATTCCGATCTGCTAAGGAAGAGATATCCGAGGCGGATCCTTTTCGCCAAGCTGTGCTTTTTTGGATTCTTAATAAGTGTAGTTACAGCGGGTTGACAGAGAATTCTTCATTCTCTCCCACAGCATCCAGACAGAATTTTACTATCCGTGGTGCTAATCACCTGAAGAATGTCTCTGGGGTTATTAAGAATTGGCGCATCACTAACCTAGACTACAGTGAGGTGATGAGTGCTCCTGGTAAGGATACTTTCATCTTCCTAGACCCTCCATACAAGATTGATACATTCCTGTATGGCACTAATGCTGAGATGCATAAGAATTTTAATCACCAGACATTTGTTGATGACTGTAAGGACTGTAAGCATGAGTGGTTGGTTACATACAATGTTGATGATGAGTTAAAGGAAGCATATCAAGAGTTTAATATTGAAGAGTTTCGTATCACATATGGTATGAAGCATCGTGCCGATAACAAACTCAAGACTGAGTTGTTGGTTACTAATTTTAATGAATACTCTCCATTGACTGCTCTATATGAAACAGTTTGACATTCCTCTCAAGGACTATCTCAACAGCATCAACCTAAAGCAGGGGGATCTGTCAGAAGACCCCCTAGCAATGAAGAAGTATCCAGCATTTGTTATCAATAAGTGTATGGGTGGACACATTGACACCGTGATGAATGCCAATCAGATGAATGCATGTGATCACCTGGATAAAGATCTGCAATATTTGTATTACCTACATAGTATTAGAAAATCTCGAAGGTTTTCTCCCTGGGATAAGAAATCCAAATGTGATGATCTTGACCTAGTGAAACGCTACTATGGATATAATACCGAGAAGGCACAACAAGCCCTCAATATTCTATCTCAAGAGCAACTTAAAATTATTGCATCTAAATTGAATACAGGAGGGAGAAAATGACCGAAGATGTGCAATGGTCACAGGACATGATGCTTGAAGTCATGTTGAAAGAACCAGATGACTTTCTTAAGGTGAGGGAAACACTGACACGTATCGGTGTTGCCTCTAGGAAGGAGCGTAAACTATATCAATCATGTCATATCTTGCATAAGCGTGGTAAATATTACGTTGTGCATTTCAAAGAGTTGTTTGCCCTAGATGGCAAGGCAACAAACATTACAATCAACGACATCCAACGTCGTAATAGAATTTCTAAACTGCTATCTGACTGGGGTCTAATCTCTATTGCTAGAGAAGAAGAGTGTGAAGATCTTGCACCACTAAATCAGATTAAAGTTTTGTCGTTTAAGGACAAGGCCGAATGGACACTTGAGTCCAAATATAATATTGGTAAAAAGAAACAACCAGTTGAATCTGCATAAATAAATTTGCCTTACTCTTTACTCATGGAATCAAATCCAAAGAAAGAGGAAGCCAAAAAGGAAAATAAATTTGAGTGGGCGGATGAGGGTGTATCAACTCTCGTCCGAGTTATTATTCTTGGATGGTCAGCAGCAATTCTGACTCTTAATTATGTAACTGTTCCTGGTATTCCTCAGAAAAATATTGATCCGACTTTTATCGCCAGCGTCTTTACTGGAACGCTAGCTACGTTCGGAGTCATGCCTTCTAAGAAGAAGGATGAATCGAAACAAGCACCTACATTGGAGAAGAAAGATGCAAAAATTGATTAATGTAATCGCACTATTATCTGGTCTGACTTGTGCAAGTCTTGTCGGTGGTGGTGTCTATGTCTACATGCAGAAAGATGCTCTCCTAGAGAGTGCTAAAGAAGCAGCAACTGCTGCAGCAATGGAAGCAGTCACAGGTGCCCTCCCTGCTATGGTGGGTGGCATGATGCCTGAAATGCCTAGCATGACTGGTGGTGCTGTCCCTAGTGTGGGTGAAGTGCCTAGCATGACTGGAGGGGCATTGCCTTTCTGATATGGGAATCCCTGATATTGACATAGATATCAGAGACATATCCATTCCTGAGGTGCGTGATTGGATGGTGGATCCTCCTATGGCAATTCCACCATCGGCACCAGTCACTACACAGATCGGTGTTCCAATTGTGGACATGCCTGGGTGTGTAGAGGCACATGAATCAAACAATAAATCTAAATCTGTGGGGATTGATGATGAAAACGGTATGGTCACGTACTGCGATTCTGGTATGCCTAACTTTAATCCTTTGGATTATAAACCAGACCAATTAGATTTCGATTATAAACCAAGTATACCTCCTGTTGGGTCTCCTGACTCACCTGAAGTACCACCAGCACCAGAATTACCCCCACCCCCTGTTGTTACTGCTGTCGCAGATTGTCCAACAGCATCACAGAATGCAAAAGAACCTATTGGCACATATGTGCAAGGGTATAGAAAGAAAGTTACTGAATATAAACTGGTTGGCAATGAATGTATTCAGATTACAGAAGCAGTAGGTATACCCCAACAAATTATTGCTGGTCTACCTGGTGCTGGTCAGGTATCATCCGTGGGTGGCATTGCTGTCATCGCTACTACATCAGCACTATTAGCAAAACCGCTGGCAGACCTACTATTGAAAGTAGTCAAACCAACGGTTAAGAAAGTTATTAAAAAGATTGCTGCTATTAGAGGTAAGTCACTTCCTATTCTGTCCCTAAAGGAGCGCCGAGATCTTCAGCGCGAGAGGACAAAGGCGATACGGGTATTGAAGTCGGCACTGAAACCGAAGGGATAGAGTGCTTGTGCTGTTTAATATACGTGACGTTTTTTACCATCACGTCAGCACATATAGAAGAATACTTTGACCCTGGCACGAAGGAGATCCCTTCCTTCATCAGTGATCCACAATTCTTAAGTCTTGCAATCTCAAAGTCTAATCTTTTATTGGCAGTTGCCTGTTGCATCAATGCGATGTTAGCAGCAGCTGCTTCTTTACATTGGTCCTGCAGTTTCTTATCTAGAGGTCTTGACCAGGTGGCAGAGAAACCTACACCAATACTGTAGTTATCTTTCTGACCAGTCCTAGTAGGCACATGGTAGAGGATGTCACCTGGGTTATCTAAGACTCCATCTTCATCCAGGTCTCTCATATCGTAGACTGGATCTCTGTAGTAGGGCTCATAAGGTTTAGATGCTGATGCAGTCCCTGTTACATATGGAGTGACATTCAACGTGGGACCTTGACACTGAATCCCTGCACCATAAGTGTTAGTTATGTATGGACCCTGCAAAACCTGAATAGCCTGGTTAGTCACTGAGCCAGAGCTATTCGCGATGGGGGATGCTGTTGCTGATACACCACCAACTGTTTCGGCGTTGACTGGTGCTGCTATAAACAGTGCTATTACTGGGTAAAGATACTTGTAGTATCGGTTACGCTTGTAACCTCTGTTTCTCTTTGGATAATTGTCTGCTGTGTTAGACCTGGACCATTGTACGTTTCTGTGAATTGAAACGCTGCTCCTGGTATCGTCTGTGTAAACGAAGGTTTGCTCGTTACTCCCGTCCATGATGATGTCACTCCATCAATTGTTACATTGTTAGAACCTGTGCCTGGTGATAGGTTACCACTGGGAGTTATACCACTACCAGTTACTGAGTATGAGTAACCAGTGGTGTAATCCATTGAGTTAATCGTTTCAGTCACTTTCGATGTCGTTTCCGTGTGGCTCGTCATCGATCCCTGGGTGAAGTTTGGGACCACGGGGACCGCCTGGGCAGGAGCAAGTATGGCACTTGCACCCACCACAGACATCACAGACCAGATTATTATAGTCTTCACTATATATGTCCTCCACTAATCGATGACTGTGATTTCACTCACAAATTGTCCTGTTGCAGTAGTGCCTGCACCACCAGCCGTCACAGTTAGAGCACCTGAAGTTCCTACAGTACCTGCTAGACTTCCAGCACTACCAGCAGTGTAAGAAATTACATTACTGAAGTTAGGAATATCACCTGTAGTAGCAGCAGCAGTTGGGATTACATCACCTTGAGTAAACGAGGTGCTATAACTAAAAGCATTACCATCTGTATGCTGTGTCGCTGAGATAGTACCAGGAGAATAGATGCCACTTGTGATAGCACCAGAAGAAATACTTCCTGCTGTAGTACCATCAGTAGTATTAATCCCACTACCTGAGATACTATAAGAATTTCCAACTCTTGTGGCAGTTGACCTAGCAGCATCAACAGTTAGTTGTACACTAGAAGAGTGTTTTGATACAAGTCCAC